ATTATCGAAGGCATCAAATTCACCGACGGCATCGAAGCCAATCGCGATCACGCCGCCGCCTGATCAGACGCCGTCACCAACATTCACGCATATCTCGCTTTTCGGTTCCGTTTTCGCGCTCGCCCAGCCTCCAGAGAGCAAGCCCGAGACCATTCTGTGTTGCTGCCCAGTCGAGCGGAAAGCGCTCACGGCTCCTCTCCTCCAAGGCAGCGCTGAAAGCCTCAACTGCTTGCTCGAGCCGTCTCGTTGTGCTCTCCCGCTCTCCAAGTGCTGAGAGCGCGTCGCCGAGATTCATCTGCGCCCTGGCCCAGTCGAGAGGCTCACTTGCACGTGTCCTTTCGGTAAGGACGGCCTGATAGATATCTATGGCCTCAGCCAGCGCCGAATTGTCGCCGAAATCCTTGCCAAGATCGTAAAACGACAAAGCTTGCTCTGTGAGATAACCAAGACGTGTTTCACTCTCGGAGGCCGGAGTCAGGCTTGCCGCCTCAGCAAAATGCTTGGCGGCCTTTAGGTAGTTCAAGCGGGCGCGTTCTAGCTGACCTTGCTGGCCGATAGTCGCCGCTGCGCTGACCTTGCGACGATCCAATTCCTCTTGCTGGTCGTCGATAGCGCGCCGGTCAATGGCAACTGCTTCCGCCAGAAGCTCATCGGCACGATCGTAGTCACCATTTTCGATGGCTTCTGCAGCTCGCTCACGCCGCTTGGTGATCTCCGGCTCGTCATTGGATTTCGAGAGGGCATGCAGCCTCTGGGTTAACTCCAAATGGCGTTCCGCAATCTCCTTGAGCTTCGCCTCAAGCTGATCGGGCGGGACCTGCTGCTCCTTGAGAATAGCAAGCATGGTCGCGACTGCAGCTTTGGTGACGCCAAGCTCTTCGCTATATCCCTGTCCAAGAAGGCCGCTGACCACGGAGTCGACATGCTGGCGCAGCACCTCTCGAAACGCCTCGATTGTCTCATAGGTCGCAAAGCTGGCCGTCAGCGAGCCACCAGCGTCCCGAAAGTGCTCAAAGAAGGCTTTGACCTTCTGATATTGCTCGACTTTTTCGTGAAGCTCAGGATCATCCAGATCAATCTTCGGCTTCTCAGTTCTTTGATACAGAAGTGTCGTCGGGCTGCCCTTCTCTTCGGCGGCGTTCAGTCCGTTTTCAAACTCCCACTCCGTGCCGGATTGATAGGTTGAGCCATCTTCTCTGGTGATCTCAGATGGCAGAGGGGTCCCCATCCGACTCCACAGGATAACAATGACGATGTCGCATTCTGAGGGCTTAGGCAGCTTTCTATTGATCGCTTCTTGAGGGGTAAGATGGGCATCGAGACCTGGTGCCGCGTGACGATCGTCCCAGCTGACGATATCAAAGGTCGCCCGGCCTCGGACAAAGGGGCTGTAAGGCAGTGCCTCCTTGACTAGCTCACGGACGATATCGCGTTCTTCAAGCACGTCCCCCGGCGAGGATAGGAAAATTTTGAACTGTGTTACTTTTTGTACCAATGGCTCGACCTGCAATCATCAAAGCAACAAGCTGCAGGATAATGCTTGTCGCCATAAGCAGCAATTTTCATTCTGAAACCACCGACGGATCCGTTAATTGCTCTTTGAGACGTTCCGAGAAGCAATATGTCCGTAGAGCTTTCAAATGGTCGCTAGCGGCCGAGTTGGGTCAACTGCGGTATCAAAGCATGTCGACGGCGCGTCCGGAGTCGGATAGATTTCTGCCGCTGCCTTGCGATTCCGAGGTCACCGCCTCGATCGTCCCGGCTTCAGCCGCCGACAGCAACTCTGATAGCACCGTGACGTCATAGCATCGCGCGGCTGCTACCTGCAGCGCCACGTTCAAATCAATGCCGATCACCTGCCCACTTGGCGCCAATCGCAGCTGCCCCTGACACGCCAATAGCACCTCCCAAGCCTCATGCTCTTGCCGACTGATCAGACCGTGCTCGCGATAGGGGCAGAGTCGTCCGTCGGCTCCGCGTGCTCCTCGGCTGCAGGGCATTCCATCATCTCGACAGCCTCGGCAGTATTCGGGCCCTCCGCCCGGCTGGAAATGCCAGCGACAGAGAGCCCGGATCCGTTTTTTGCTGCGTTGAGCAGGACTTGCCGGAGCGTGAATTCTTGAAAGAACCGCTCACCGATCGGGTAGAGGTTCATGACGGCGGCGATGTTATCGGCATCCGGTGGGGCTGGACCGCCGTCTAGCTCGATACCGGCCCAATCGGTGATATGGCGGACGGCAAGCTCACGGATCAGCTGGGCCTGATAGAAACCATCCCGCTCGCCGTCTTCGTCGAGATCTGGCATACCATCCAGCGTCAATCCAGCCACCCGGCGCTCCCGGAGCTGCCGTTCAATATCCTCGACAGCTCGGCGTGCTGATGATTGGGCCGCCGCCATGCCAGCCGTCGTCAGCGGCTTGACGGTCACCTTAAGACCATACGGAAGATCGATTCCGTAAGGCTCGGTGCGCTGACTGAGGTCGATCATCGTTAAGCTCACGCTAACCGAGTGTTGCTAGAATCATCATCGATTATTGGAGGGTTAGGAGAGGCGCCGAGCCGGGCGTCCAATGAAACGGCCGACCAGGCTCTCGCGGCCAGCATGCCTTCGATCGGTATCGGCAAGCTGGATAGACACCCGTGTCGGATCCAAGCCGTCGGTGCGCCCGGCTCTTCTCTTTCGCCAAAGTTGGCCTCACCGGCGCGATCCATCCACAGAAACCTGGATAAGTCTGTTGATCAACCTGTGTGCGAATGTCGGCACATGTTTTCGCGCGTCTTGTCATCAGGCGTAATCAGTCCCATCGAGATCATTTGTGAGCGTCACCGTCAGCATTCGCCCAGCGGCATCGTTTCTGGCGCCACGGAAGTCGAAGCTCGCTTGTACACCGCCCGGCCCCTCGACCGCCAGCTTCGGCTTCGGCAGATAGACCTCATGGGCTGCCAGGACGAGCTTAGATTGAGCTGACAGCGTATAGGCGAATTCCAGATCCACCGGTGCTCCGCTTGAAGCGAGATCGATTAACGTGGTGTCGGCGAAGCGGACATCGATCCTGCCGGTCAGCGAGGCGATGGTCGGATCAGCACCCTCGATCAGCCCGTCGTCGCGAATGGTCTCGATCTTTTCGAGATTGTTCGAATAGGTAACTGAGCCGCCGGTCAGATTGCCGACCGCGGAGCCGGCTCGCTTGATTGAACCCTGAAACTGGCTGATCCGATTGAACGTCAGGCTGGTCGGCGTACCCCCTTGGGTCGACCCGAAGCGCGTCTCGCCTTGGGCAATGGCGGCGATGGTCGCGGCGGCTGGACCGGACCGGCTGAACTCCAGCGCGATCGAGTTGAGCTTCACGCCGGCATGGACAAAGAACGCCGGCACCTTCGGCATGCCCACTTCGACAGTGTAGCTCGGCAGAGTCTCGCCACCCGAGGCGAATTCATGATCCCAGCTGCCATCGAGATTGTCGGTCGAGCCAGGGTCGCCGAACAGCCCAGTGAGCCAGAAGCCAAGATAGCGCGGATCGACCGGCACGAGGATGTCGCCCTCGTCGGTGATCACGTCCTGCAACGGCGCCAGCGGATCGCGCCCTTGGCCCAGCACGGGATCATCGATCAGCCCTTGCTCGCTGCCGAGATTGCAGCTGTTAAAGGGCATGCGGACATAGTCGCCGGTTGCCGCCTGGCCATAGGCGGTCTCGCGCTTCACGAGCAGATGCGCGCTCGAACCATAGGCTCGCGCCATAAGAATCTCCGCGTTGAAGGAGGATCAGGAAAGAGGTGTTTCGGTCTCGTAGTCGACGGTCACGCTAAGAGTCGCGTTCTTGATCGCCGGCGCGCCAGCCACTGCCTCGATCGACTGCTCAGGGCGGCCATAGGTCAGGCCGAAGGCAAGACCGCCGAGCGTCGGATCGGTATCGAGCACCACGCCGACCTGCTGCAGAAGATCGTCGAAAGCCGAGTCGCGAACACCGGCATCGCCTTCCTCGACATAGACCTCGATCTCGACAGCATGCTGGTAATAACTGCTACCGAAGCCACCGAGCGATTGCTCAGGCTCGCCCGGATCACCGTCGCGAACGATGATCAATCCGCCAGACGGCATCTTCTCCGGCAAAACGCTATTGCGCTCGACCACCACGTCTGGAGTCGTCAGAAGCAACGCCTTGATCGCCTCCAGCACCTGCTCGGTTTTGCTTGCGGGCATGATCAGTCCAGACGTAGTCGCTGGTCTATCAACACCGGAAGCCGTGCCGACCAGCGCTCAGCTTCGCGCCTGACGTCGAGCCGCTTCTCCAGTTTTACCTGCGGCACCAACACGAACATCACGACGGTCGTCAATCCCCTGCCGGTGCGCTGCGCGCGATCGCTCGCCCTACGAAAGCCACGGAGACCACCGGTCTTCCGGCTGAATGAAGCTCTAACGCCGTCAACAACCAAGAGCGACGGACCGTTACGGCGCGGTACCAGACGAAGCGGGCCGAACCGATGCTCCGGAAAATTGCTCGGACTGATGCGTCGGCGATCCGTACCACGCCTTGGCGCGTTCTCGGTCGGGATGGCGAGGAACTGGCCGCGCTTGGCTCGGATCTGTGCACCTTCATCGAAGGCTCGAATGATCTGAGGCGCCTTCGAATAGATCACGCTCGCAGCATCGATCTTTTGGTTCGGGTAGTGCTTGTCCCGCCAGCTATTGGCGAGACGTTGACCGAGACCGGCGCTGGTCACTTGGCGGCGCAACCCAGTCTTGAGACCGCGACCGGCGTCCTTTGTGCCGCTGGCGACGGCGCGTTCGATGGCGCGCAGTTCGGCCTTCATGCCGGCCTGAAGCGAGCCTGCGATGGCGGCGGCGAGTTTCATGCTTGTCTCACATCCAACGTCCACACCAGCCGATCGGGATCCTGCCGTTCCGGCTCGCCCTGCACAACGAAGCTGTCACCCTCGATAGTCAGCTGATCGCCGGGCCTGGGTGCCGCCACCTCACTCGCCCTGATCTCGAAGCTCGCGGTTTCGGCATGGATTCGCGTCTCGCCGAACCCCACGATCGTGTCTGGACGGCGAGCGATGACCCGCACCGTGATCGGATCGCCGCCCGTCGGCTCGTAGATCGCATCCACACCGAAGGCGGCGAACGTCGCATCCACTGCGCCGGCAAACGCTTTCATCAGGTCCGCTTGCCCTTGAGCAGTACCCGCGGCCTTGTGCAGATCGGCAGCGGGTTGGACTGGACGTGCACCATGACCCAGCGGGCGAATTGCTGGTCCGTGGCCTGCTTGGCATAGCGCGGCAGGCCGATGGTATTGGCGGTCTCGACGAAGTCGGCGGGCGCGTTGTACTGGCGGAACAATCCCGGCACGCCGACCGGAAAGAAATAGGCCTTGTTGACGTCGGTGAAGTCGACCGTTCCGACCCGGCCGCGATACTCCTCGAACACGATGCCGGCATATTCGAACGAGCCTCTGGCCTGTCCCTGACGAAGAAATGCGCCGTCGAGGTAGCGCTCATAGGCGGTCGACACCTCTGAGTGGGTGATCAGGTCGTCGAAGAAGTCGGCGCCGCAGATGGCATGGATGTGTTCGTAGGGCTGAGCACCTAGCTCGTCCTCGACCTTGCGCCTGACGTCATGACACTTCTTCTTGACCGCACCGGCGACGGGGCTGGTATTGTCGAGATCGAAGTCGAGTTCGCTGTGCTGGCTGACGCCGAATTCGGTAAAGAGATCGTAGATCACGGCACTGCCATCGGCATCCAGGATTTGGCCCTTGATCGCACCGATACGGAGATGCTCCAGCGTTGCATCCATCTTGCTGGCCATCTCGGTCATGCGCTGGTTCACAACGGCTTGGACACCTTCGAGGGTACTCTCCGAGCCGAAAGCGCGGACGTTCTGCACCTCGTCGGCGAGGATGGTGTCTTCGAGCGCGATATGGGGCACGACCAGGGAGCGGGCCTTCCGCTTGTTGTGCGTGTTCTGGATGGCGGGCGCACCGCGGGCGGTGGTCTCAACCAGGTTGAGACTGCCTTCTTTCTCCTCGATCATCACCGAGGTGGTGGCGACACCCTGCTCCCGGAACAGGCCGAGCTGGCCGATCCTGCCCGGGACATAGGGCATCTTGTTGATGGCGTCGGTGAGCGACACCATGGAGAAGGCAGAGCTGGAAAAGATGTCCAATGCGGGCATCGACGTGATCCTTCGTGAAAGAGTGCCGTATCAGCGGGTGATGACGTGCGGAAGCAAGGCGAGCTGGGCGAGCGCGGTCGTCTGCTGACCAGCGGTGATGCCGTCGGGCCAGACCAGTTCGGCGGCGTTGACCTCGGCGTGGCGCACGATAGCGACGCCCTCGGCATCACCAGCCGAGGCGTCGAGCGCTTCGTAGAGAATCCCGGCGGCGACCTGAGAACCGTCGGTGGCGACTGGATCCAGCGCCTTGTACTTGCCGCTTGCGGTCACCTTGCCGAGCACGGCGCCTACCTCGAGGGCCTCGCCGGACAGCACGGTGATGGTCTCGCGCGAGATCGCGCCATTGCCCTCCGAAACGATAAACTCGCCGGCGTACTGGCCTTCCTGCAGTTCGGGCATGAAAGTCTC